GGATATGAGTGTGATGTTTGCTAGTGCGGAAAATTTCAACCAGCCGCTCAATAATTGGAATGTGTCCAAGGTGACGGATATGAGTTATATGTTTTGGGGTGCGAACAATTTCAACCAGTCGATCGATAATTGGGATGTGTCCAAGGTGACGAATATGGATAGGATGTTTTATGCTGCGACAAATTTCAACCAGCCGCTCAACAATTGGGATGTGTCCAAGGTGACGGATATGATTCGGATGTTCATGAATGCGACAAATTTCAACCAGCCGCTCGATAAGTGGGATGTGTCCAAGGTGACGAATATGTATGCGATGTTTGCTGTTGCGACAAATTTCAACCAGTCGCTCAATAATTGGGATGTGTCCAAGGTGACGGATCGGCCCGGGTGGTATGTTTACTGGTTCGGGCATGAGTGAATCGAATGCGACTTGGTATTTTGTCGACGGCGACAGCGACAGCACTGTTAATGAAGAATAAATTAATACAGACGAATGATAAAACGCGAGTGCGTCGCGGCACCGTGGCCGATCCGGTCTCTCTTATTATTATTTGGCGACAATATTTGACCCAGGTTTTGCCCCAAGGTGATGGATATGAATCGGATGTACACACACATGTAACTCTTCAAAAAAAAACAAGAAATACAAGAAAGACAAAAGACAAAAAGACGAATTAAAATAATATTATAAATTATAAATAATACGAATGAATAATATTCAAAAGAGATTTATCGTGTTTCTGGTTTTATGTATCGGGTCGCGTTCGTATCTCGCATATCTTGCGAAGACAATATCAACCAAATATTTGCAATATATGGGTACTCTTGCCTTGATTCCTGCGATTGGATTTACAATTATCTATTTGGGTGAATTGCGTAAAACTGGACTCGAAGTTTTTGGAGACAAAATATGGTGGAATAATCTTCGGCCTGTGCACGCCTTGTTGTGGTTTGCGTTCGCTTTTACTGCGATTACCAAAAAAGATTTCGCATGGATGTTTTTGGCTTTAGATGTTTTGATCGGTTTCATCGCATTTTTTATTCATCATTCAATTGAAGGAAATTTAAAGTATCTCATTTGAGAATTCATAATTTATTCTTCATAATGCGTTAAAGAGGTTCATCATCGTCTTCATTGTCATCTTCATAGTCTTCATAGTCTGCATCGTCTTCCTCCTCCTCATCCTCGTCTTCGTCTTCGTCTTCGTCTTCGTCTTCGTCTTCGTCTTCGTCTTCGTCTTCGTCTTCGTCTTCGTCTTCGTCTTCGTCATCTTCGTTGTCATCTTCATTATCATCGTCGTCATTTTCGACTTTAAATGAGATATTCGGAATCGGAGTACTTGGTCGGTTTGGTTTTCTAGGGTTTATTTCAGGCCCTGGTTCTGGTTCGGGTTCAGGCTCTGGTTCGGGTTCGGGTTCAGGTTCAGGTTCAGGATCTGGTTCGGATTCAGGCTCTGGTTCGGGTTCAGGTTCTGGTTCGGGTTCAGGCCCTGGTTCGGGTTCAGGCTTGGGTTCAGGCTTGAGTTCAGGTTCAACTAAAAGAGTACGACGTTTGCGAGTCTTTCTTTCTTTTGTTCTATTTTTTAGTGTGAAACGTCGTGGCATATAATGCTTCAAAGTATTTTATATTTAAAAAAACACACACACCTATTTTTCGTTTATTCCTAAGAAAAATGATTTGAATTTAAAGGTATAAACAAAATATAAATGATGGAATGCGCATATTCAAAGAATAACCTCGACAAGACGAATACATGTGTTTGCGCAGACGGATTTACATATGATAAACGAGTGATTATTCCATACATTCGAAAATTTAAGAAATCTCCTCTTACAAATGAAACATTAACTCTTGATTCTGTAATTTATGATGAAGCATATGATTATGATGAAACTATACTTGATAGAGTTCGTGAAAATCTTGATGATTATATTGGAGTTTTGAAGATGAGTCATAACTTTTCAAATATTCCCCGTCGTGAATATTCAATACTAATGACAAAATTTGGCGACAAGTATCGCGTGAATATAGTGTTTGAAAAATTTATAGAAGATTCTAAAAAAAACAGTGTGATAAAACATATCAAACACGATCTTTATTCGTGTTATATCAAGTTTTATAGTATCATCGGTCACTATATTGCATATCTCCATACAGTGAATGATATCAACTATTTATCAATACATGGTAAAAAAATGAAAGAACTGAACCAAAAACTTGGAAAGGATGGATTTGTAGAGCTAGAGTCCATCAGTTCGTTTTCAAATGAAAATAATGCAAAGAAATGGCTGGACGAAATATTTGTTAAAGATTTTGTTTCTGCTCCGATCAAACTCATCCTTGAAAACAAATCTATAAATTTAGTTATGATTCCTAAAAATAATGATGCTAATATTAACCGCCATTTGAATGATGAACAGAAGAGTATTTTCGATGACATGCGTCAATTGACAATAATTTCTGGACCACCTGGAACAGGAAAAACTATGGTGATTTCAACTGCAGTTGAATATATTCAAAATTTTTATGATAATACAGCACACTGTAATAATGTAAACAGGAATGTGAAACACTATACAATTGTCTTGAGTGAAAAAAACAAGGCTATTTCGGCGATTTGTGAAAAGTTTACGAACGAACAATACAAAAAAGTTGTTGCATTCGGGTCTTCTGAATCTATGGATGTTTCGTCGGCTCGGTATTTGATAGATAACAAAATTTATAATCACGAATCCGTTTTAAACATATATCAAAAAATGAACAAAGTTATTATCGAAGCAAACAATAGAACCAAGAAACTTCGAAGATTTTGTTATAAATTCTTCAAAAAGGTTCAATTAAATCGGTTTTCGTGGACAGATTTGGAATATGTTCGTTACCAAATTTCAACAAAAAACTTCAGTATAAAGACTAAAAGAAAAATCGATGTCATTCTCCAAGACTTGACTAAACTTTTCTTAGAATATGAGAATTTGCAAAAAAATGTTAACGTTTCGATTGAATACGCTCGTGAAGCTGTTACAAAGGATGCTACAATTTTGATTACAACATTTGGTTCGATTAACAAAGTTTTTGATTTTCTTAAGAAAAAAGAAAGTTCACCAGCCGATTTGATAGAATTTACGTTTATTGTTGATGAGTCTTCGACTGTAGAATCGTGGAAAGTATTATACCTTGAAAAATTTGTGAACGATCTGAATGGACATATGAATCAAATAATTTTGATTGGTGATACAAAACAGCTTTCAGTATATTATCCAAATGGCAAAAATGATGAAAAAGAGTCAATATTAGATGTATTAGATTCTCGACATCATACACATCATTTGATTCAAACATATAGAATCCCACACAAAATTGTCGACTTGATGAACAAACATTTCTATAGAATTCCTTTGAAAGTCGGTCACACGCGGAAAATAGATAATCCAATTGTTTGGATTCATTCGATTGGTATCGAAGACGATGAGATTAATGCTCGAGAAATAGAAATGATTCGAAAAACGATCATAAATTTCACAAACATCGACAAATCGATTATGATTATATCGCCGTACAAAAAACAGGTTGAACTAATTCAAAATATGATTCTAAATTCTAGTTTTGAAAATACAAATACGTGTACGATTGATAAATCTCAGGGAAATGAAGCTGATGTAGTTATATTGAGTTTAGTAAAATCGAAACCAACTCAGTTTTTAACGAAGCGTCGAACAAACGTTATGATTTCGAGAACTCGAGAAAAATTGATAATCTTCGGGAATCGGAATAATGCTCTAAAATGCTCAAATTATGCCATACGTTCACTTGCGAAAAATTCAGGATTTAAAAATTTATAGCTATACAGTCGTCAAAAGAAAAAGAGGGTAAAATCCGAATCAAATATAAAGATATGTACATGGATATATATATATATATGTACATGTAATCAAGAATGTACTTCCCGGAGGATGTATGGGCAGAAATCAAACAATTTCGATTTTACATGCATCTCTGGAATGAATTTCATATCAAAATGTTTAACAAATCTATTAATAAGATTAAAAATATACGATCATTATACATACATACAACACCCTACATGCGTCAATCAGGTGATTTCTACAAAGTCGTTTATTATATTTCCTTTGGACAAAGATCAATTATATTCATTGAAGAAATCTTTTTAAAAAAATCATATAACTTCTTTGATGATGAATCAATGAAAGTTCTATATGGTTAAAAAACTATGTTTTTGATTTTGTTTTGTAGTATTCTTTAATTCTATTTCACGATCTGTTATTTTTTGTATTTTCGAATTATGTGAAATTATTATAACTGTTTTATTTTCGCTAATTCTGTCAATGAGTTTTAAAATAATATCAACATTATCCTCGTCAATTCCTGATATCGGTTCATCGAGAAGCAACAAGCGTGCTTTCGAGAAATAACATCTCAAGAGCACGATAGCCTGACGCTGACCACCAGATACATTGGAACCGTCAACACCAACTTCCGTATTTAAATCATCTGTCAAGTTCTTGAATATATCAGTATTCATATCAGCGATCACGTGTTCTATTTGATTTGTCGATGCGTTGTTCCCGTATTTGATGTTTTCAAGAACTGTGTCGTTGAACAAATTTGTTCTTTGATCTACAATTGTGATTTCTTTGCGAATTCTGGCTTTGTTTGTATTGCCGTAGACTTTGACAATTCCGGAATTTGGTTCAAGCGATTGCATTAGAATTTTTAAAAATGTTGACTTACCGCTTCCAGAGTTTCCTTTCAAAAATATCTTTTCACCGTGTCGAATTTTGAGGTCAATGTCTTTGAAAATCCACGGAGATTCTGTATCAGATTCTGTATGGTATCTAAAACTGAGTTTTGAAATATCCAATGCAAAATCGGAGTCTTTTTTCTTTCCCTTCGCTTCGAAATGTAAGTCTGAATTTACGATTTCTGTTAAGTATTCGATTTGAGCTCTCGATTCACCAATATTCGTTAAGATGCCGACGATATTGGATTGGGTTTGTTTCAATATTTTTAAGAAATAATAATTTTCTGCGACAAAAAGTGCAATTTTCGTTTTGGTACTCATCTTTTTGTTTTTGAATAAAATATAATTGAATAACGAAAATGAAAAAATTATTAATATTTCTTCGTAAATTCTAAAAAACCAATTGTGTCGCAACGCATCACGATGTACGGACGTATTTCGCGTGTTCAGTTTGGCATAGTTTTCGATTTCAAATTTCTCTTGTTTCGCTGCATACACTGCTTCGATATTTGCGATACGATCTTTTGCTTGTTCACTTATTTCCAAGTATTGATTCATTGCAACATTTGACTTGTGAACACATGTACTCGTATTCAAAAGAATGATTGAACAAAATATAATAAATGTTCCTAATTGTAATAAACCAATGTTCCTATCGAGTTTAAAAAAATATGTTATCAAAACTATTGATGCGATACCATATGGAATGTGTATGCGTAATACATCTAACAAAATCGAACGAATCGAATACGGTAAATAAGACAAAACATGTAACAACTTTCCAAGTTCTATGTCTCTATCCGCTGAATATGAACGAATCACATATTCGTAAATTTGGTTGCGAATTTTCTTATTGAAATCGGGAACAAAACAATCTTCTATGTATCTTTTTGTTATATCAGTGAAAATGACGAATACGTAACCTGCAATCAGCAACATAACAACTCTTCGAGTGGTATTTCCTTCGTATATTGAATTAATAAGTGAGGATGTGAGAGACGGGATTATCCAAAATGATTGTGTAACTCCTAGAAACACAACTATTATGTATAAACTTAGGCGATATCGATTTTCGTATGACCACTCGTTGATCACATCTTTTATCATATTATTACTTAAGTATTGTATATATATATAATATTATCCTTTTTTGAACATAAAAAAAAAGTAATAGTATGTAATGGGAATATTGGGAATTAAAGTGTGGTTTACGGAATGTGACAATAACTCCCGTATATTGAAAATGACATTAAGCAAATATGATTCGGTAATTCAAGTTCAAAAGAAGGTTTTTGTTTATCTTACTTCTGATCAGCCACCGCCAGATAATTTAGAGGATTACACTCAAATAGCTATACGATCGACTTGTGATGGTGAGAGTTGTGAACACTTACCTAACGATGTGCTGTCAAAATTATTCCCCGAAAATGACGAAATTTATGTGTATGTGAAAGGAAAATCAGAAGGTGCACCAACAACACTAACGGAGGAAGTAAAAGAATCAATCAAAAGACACACAGATGAAATAACTTTGATGGAAAATAGAGACGATGACATTAAAGATAATAACTATTGCATAACTTTGATGAGAGCTTCATTAAACAACAAAACACCGAAATGCCCGGATTTAAATAAAATATTTGAATTATTTGAACTTAGTAATATAATCCCGTACATATCCTATAAAAAAAAACATAAAATATTTGAATCGGATTTAGAATCGAGTTTTGAATCCACATTTTGGAAAAAGATTATGAAAGACACGACCCACAAGGAAAAATCTGCGAGAGAATCTCATGAATTGAAATTCAATTTTAGATTTAATGATGGTATTACAGCGGATTTGACCATTGGATCAAACGGTTCGGTTAATGTTATGGTCTCGGCATCAAAAGGTGACGCAATGAAGAAGGATACTGGTTTACGTAAAATCCAGGATATAATATCTAAAATTTTGGAACTTGAAAATAAGATCAATTTCAAATTCAATATTCACGATGATAGTAATAAAGTAGAGTTTTCTAATATCGCTGTTCATATAAAAATCGGCATTGATTTACGACAACACCACCCCAGAGACAAGTTATTAGAGAGTATCTCGTACAATCAATGTTATTTTAGGATAAATACATTATTGGAATCTTCCAAAAAAGGCAATCCCGATAGAATGACAACCTCACAACTATCATTTATAAAAACAAGAGAATTCAGCAGTACTAACTCCCAAAATCGTTTTATTGATGATCACGTTACTCAAGGTTACAGTTACAAGTACCCCACAACTAAAAAGTATGACAATGCGTATCTTTGTAAGTTATTTATGGAGTTGAACCCAGATGAATTAACAAATCGTTTGGAATCATCAGGGGGTAGAAGTGATAGGTCCGTAGTAGGTAACAAGATAAAGTTTAATGATGGTAATAATGATGGATATTTGACTCTCATATATTACACAAAGGATCTTGATGATATAAATTATTTTATGAATATATTGAAACATTCGTTAGACGATGTTGTGGAAGAGACACGACTCGCTAATAGTAACGCTGGACCACTAATGATGTTGTATCCTAATAAAGAAGATAAATTTAATAATTTTAGTTCCGAATCAGATTCTGATTCTGGTGATTCTGGTTCAGAATCTGATTCTAGTTTAGAATTAAAATCAGAATCGGAATCAGAATCTGAACCAATTGGAGTACCTAATGGAGTTGTAGACATTGATGTTCGCTTCAATGAATTTAAATCCGACACTGAATTTAAATTTAAGAGAATGCTGAGTCTACTTCCAGAAACACAAAATATAAAATATTCTAGAAAGTGTCAAAAACCAATTCAACCTATAGCATTTACAAAATCTGAATTTGAAATTATAATGTTAAATATGAAAAATTTTGATCGTACATATCCGGTGACGCCCAATTCTGAACTAAGAATTAAACATTTCCCAAAATACAAAAATATATACCTTCTTTCGTGTGATGTGTATTGTAAAGAATGTAATATAGCAATCGAATGGAAAGAATATATAGAAAATTTTGAACAAAAATGTCCGTTATGCAACGACTCTCGTTCAACTGAGGTGAACGTGAAAATTCAAGACAAAAAAATCATTCAGTATAATCAAATTGTTATACGTAAAGGTAAAGTTGGCGACACGGATGTCGCAAAAGAAGAAGTACTTTTTCCGTGCCGTCTACAAAAAAGTGTCAACCAAGAAAAACGTTACGATGAAATAGTGTTTACAGAAAAAGACGCAGCCAATGTCCCACGAGGAGAATACATTCACAAATTAAAAAGTTCTTATACCCCAAAAGATAAGTTTGGTGATATTCCAGAATTCCTTCATAGGTTCTTTAAAAACCCTTCTTTTCTAACGTATGGATCAATATCTTCAGAAAAAATGCTGGGTGGTGGTTTTCTCCGTTATGGTATTTATGAAGAGGGTTTTGATATGAGCGAATCATTCTTGGAGTGTGTTCGATATCTGTACAACGCGCCCCCTTCCCGGTCAACACCGAACAGAGAAAAAGAAAAACTAAGACAAAGAGTTACCATAATCGAATTAAAGAACCTTATCAAGAAAAACATTGGAAACCCAGTTGTTCTTTCAAAAGCAAGAACTTTAGTTGATATGTTTTGCAATGGATCTGTAAATGGAAGTAACACCACCATAGAGAGTTTTATTAAATGGAAGAAACTACACTCTGGTTTCATAAGTTCATTAACATTTCCTAAAGGTATTCTTGCAGATTATTTGAATAGACTTTATAATGCGACTATCAATATACTTGCTTTCATCGATGATGTGAAATCACTTCACGATCATTCAATTCTCTGGGAAATAGTGTGTCAACCCAGTGTGTTATTTGATGATGGAATAAACTTATTTATGTTCAGCATTGAAAATAACAAAGTTGAATATATATGCCCATATGGTAAGCAAAAGCTGCGTTTCTTAGATGCAGAATATAGAGCCGAGTGCGCGTTTTTAACTATCAAGAAGAACGGAATGAATATTTATGAACCGTTGGTGCAAATCATAACAGAAAAAAGTAAGGTAACACAAAAGAACTTTAAGTTCGGAATTGACGATCAATGGGAAAAAATAACATTACTTCAAAAAGGATGTATAGGTGTCACTTCGGATATACAAGTTCGTAAAATGCGTGAGAACGATTACATATCTCGGTCAATACAATACTATCCACCTAAAGGTAAACAACCTGTCACTGTTCCAGAAGGGATTAATATTCTGCAACTGAAAATAACTTCACAGGTGATGCATCGACGCCAATATGATGTTCATGGAATCCTAGTTGAATATAAAAACAACACATATTTCGTTCCAATCGAGTCAAGAGATTTGATCAGTGATGTTTCGGTTACTTTTGATTTTTGTAATAAAACCAAAAATACTTTACAAGATACAATTGCGTTTTATAATTATTTTAATAATTCGTCGGTGTTTCGTAATACATGCAATGTAATTAAATATATTACGGATTATGAAGGCGAACATGTAATTGGCGTTGTACTTCAAACCAGTGATAGAATCGCGACGCAAAAAGTCAAGTTGGAGAGTGTTGGTAGCTTATTAAACAAATTGACGCAAACATATTGTCCATTGAATTGCAATCCTGATACCAATGAAACCATGGAATCATACTTAAAAGAGCATAGAACTAGATGGAATTCGTACGAAGATTATTGTCTAGGTTTGGCTGCTCATTTCAAGCGAACAAAAGTTTTCACTGTATCGCCAAGTATCGACGATTTGAAAACAGAAATTAATAGAGCTCATTCACAGATTTATGCAGATAAACATTCGGAATTCCTCGAAATCTTGATTGGTGAAATTCAATATAATAATCAACGCATTCGTGTTATTACAAGCTCAGAAATTTCCGATGTGAAAAAGCAATTTCAAAAAAACACGACGAATAACATCATCCATGAAAATGATTTAGAACAATATTTTGGCATAATAAGGAATAAATCATATTTTGCGAAATACATTGGTAATTTCATTGTCGATACAAATTTGCTTTTAAATAGGAAACAGTATACAATACTAGATTCCGGAGATTTCCTTTCGTTGACATGGCGTGCAATTTTAAAACGAGACTTCAGACATATTTCTTCAAATGAACGTGAGTTTAAATTGTTTTTAGAGAACCAAAAATATAATACAGGCAAAATTAAAGATATACTATCGAATCGTGTGTTTGTAGACCTCGATAGTAATGACATCGAGTCGTACATCTCTCATCTACGAATGCTGGAAGAAACACTGAATAAGATTCGCATCATTGTTCTGAAATCAGATGGTACTCTTATAAAACTAAGAACAAAAGATTCTGAATCTGATAAGACACATTTTTTATTGTTATATTTACCTAATTGTGATACGGGTGCCGTCGTTCTATCACGTCCTATATTTACAAAATTTGGTGGCAATTTTGAATTTTTCATGAATCTTGATAGCTTTTCTACAGAATTCGTAAATCGTCTCCAACCGATGCAACGTCAGATTGAGACTGCGACTGAGCCTGCCGTACCAGAGCCCGAACCAGAGCCTGAGCCAGAACCTGAACTAGAACCAGAGCCCGAACCAGAACCTGAACTAGAACCAGGGCCTGATTCTATAAACGTGCCTGAATCTAGAACCGCGATGACCGTGTCGGATAAGTCGAAATTTGCACTGGATTCGAAAACAAACAAAAAAGTTGAATTTTGTAAATTAAAATTGAATCTAAAACGCAAAACGTGCATTCGTACAGATAATCCAACTGAGAACAATACACTAGATTGTTTAATTAAAAACGGGAAGTGCAGCCGGCCCAAAATGCGACAACCGAGAAACTTGGTTAAATAAAATATAAAATGATATACTGATTGTATAATATGTGAGTTATAAAATACTATAATGATACGCAGCGTTTCTTTTAACGACTGTTTTTTATACATCATTGTATCATACACACCGGGAATCACGTCTCCGAAAATATTTGGTATTTTCAACACAGAGACGAAAGTTCGTGAAAAACTAGATGGTTTTGGGATAAATAATTATGAATTTGTATCTGACACAAACTTTCCAAATTATTTAAAGAGTTTTGAGTGTTTCATTTGGATTTTGAAAGTAACAGATACGGACATGCGAAATGGAATCGACATCTCATCAAGTAAACGTCTTAATTTTAGAAAACTTAACCTCGGAAACTCTGAATATATCCCTTAGATCACGTATAAATTTTGATAAAATGATGATGATATTCTGTTACAATTACAATTATAAACTAAACAATAAAATTTCAAGAACTCTCAAATTCTCAGTTTCCTAAATTTTAAAAATGTGTCGGCAAGATCGTGTTATTAATTGTATAAGGAATGCCTTTGAACGTCAACTGTTGGCCAAAGTCGCCACAGTACAATTCTACGGAACAAAAAAGGATTGAAAATAAGAAAAGACCCTATCGAGTTTCAAATCACTACGCTGCCATCACCATTTCAGGGAAGCCTCTTTCAATTGGTGTGTCAAGTTTAGCAGGATGCAAGCGAATGTGTCCCGACGCTGTCACACGACACGCTGAAATGGATGCGTTAAGTCGTATCAAAAATAAGGATCGTTTAAAAAAAGCTGAACTATGGAGCATTAGATGGACAAAAGGAACTGATGACGGAGAATATGTTATGGCAAATGCTAAACCGTGCGTGTTGTGTAAACGTCTTGCGCTGAGAATGGGAATTAAGACCTGTTATTATTCCGACAATGACGGTACTATTGTCAAGGAAAATTTGATTGATGTTGAATCGAAATATACAGTCGGTTCGGTGATTCAAATGCGTAATATGCGAGGTTACCAAAATGTTCCATTTCGTCTATCTCGTCACACGTCGGATTCGGAGTCGTCTTCTTCAAGCTAAATATCAATTTCACCTTCATCATCTTCAAGAGAAACCAAAATAAAGTAAGTCGTCAGCAAATATTATATTGTTGGTGCATTTTTTTTCAATTGCTTATAATATCCATTAAGGTAAATGTCTCAAATGTCTCAACGCATTGCCTTAATTACAGGAATTGGGGGTCAAGACGGGTCGTACCTTGTTGAGCTGTTGCTGAAAAAAAATTATAAAGTATACGGAACAATTCGAAGAGCTTCAAATCTAAACACAGAAAGAATTGAGCATATTTTACATAAATTAACTCTTTTCTATACTGACGTTACAGATACGTCATCTATTGCCAGTATTTTGAGTCGAATCGAACATGCAAATCGAAGTTTGGAAAGACTCGAAATTTACAATTTGGCTGCCCAATCACATGTTCAGGTCAGTTTTGATATGCCGTTGTACACAACACAAACTAATTTGGTTGGTGTGTTAAATATTCTCGAGGCGATAAAAAATAGTTCGATAAAAGACAAAATACGAATATATCAAGCTTCAACCAGCGAGATGTTTGGTGCTGTTTTGGAAGTTCCTCAAAATGAGAAAACCCCTTTTAATCCGCAGTCACCGTACGGTACCGCTAAATTGGCTGCTCATTATTTTGTGAAAAATTATAGGGAATCGTATGGTTTGTTTGCGGTTTCCGGTATACTTTTCAATCACGAGTCACCGCGGCGTGCCTTCAATTTTGTGACGCGAAAAATCACACTAGGTCTCTCAAAAATCTTGAAAGGGTCCACTGATATTTTAACGCTTGGTAATTTGGACGCATATCGTGACTGGGGACACAGTCGCGACTTTGTAAGGGGTATGTGGTTAATGTTGCAACAAAATGAAAAACCTGAAGATTTTGTGCTCTCAACAAACAGAATGTATTCTGTCCGTGATTTTGTTGAAATTGCATTTGCCCTCAGGGGTTTTGATATAAAATGGAAGTATTCTGGAATTGATGAGATCGGTTTTGATTGTAAAACTGGACGCAAGCTTATTTGTGTCGATGAAAAATATTATCGTCCAAACGAAGTTGAGCAACTCTTGGGTGATTCGAAGAAGGCACGAACCAAATTAAAATGGAAACCTGAGATATCATTTAATGAATTAGTTCGAGAGATGGTCGAGCATGATTGTCAATGACATGAAAATTCAAAACGTTGGGATACGAAAATCCTTCGATGAGGATTGCGTTCCGGATTACATTTCACCAAAAGTAACCGAAAAAACGCATATTCTTCTTTTTCGGCTTGGGTTCAGTTGGGTTTTGCATAACTTTATTGTTTTCTATAGTGTGTGTTGTTGTTTAAATTGATTTATAAAATCTCCAATTCAGCTTACCACAAATTTGTTTCCAAATCAAATCAGCTGCAAACAGTTTTTCTCTAGACTTAAGTAACGGAAATAGCTGTTTAAGGTGATTCATGCCCAAAATCTCCACAAATTTATGTAGAACATATGAGTAACTCAAGAAGTTCTTGCGTTCCTTCGGACAGAATTCTACGAATGGAGTTTGAATCTTTTGGAACATGAGACGAAGAAGTTCTTCGGTTTTTCTCGTCATGTACGGTGCTTTCTGGCCGTTCAGTAAACTGATTATGTAAGGTACGTGCTCATAATATTTACTTATTTTCAATTTCTTGAGAATTGCACGCATTTTCGATTTTGTAAGTTCATCGATATTTCGAATTCTCTCTTTTTTTATTTCTGCCCAAATTTTCAATAATATATCACGTGGAATAGTTATCGTTTCTTTTCCTTGGAATTGTGCAAGCCATTCGTTAAAGTGATTTGTGCGTTTATATGAGTAATATGCCGTTTCTTTCGGCGTATCCTTAAAGCTCGTTTTTGATCCGTCTTCGACTATTTCTTGTATATTTCCACACGATGAACATTCTGCGATACCTTCAGATGGAACGAGTATAAGTTCTGAATTGCATACATCACAATATTCGACAATTACGGCATTTTGCCATGTATTCACTTTTTTTTTTGATACAATATTTTCGGTACAACCAAGTTCCAGGTATTTATTTTGTAAAAACTCCCGTGTACCATCTTCTTCTATTTTATCATCTTCCTTATTTTCTTGAGAATTTGATTCATGTTCAAAAAAAGATAGTATACTATCCTTTTTTGAATGTTCGACTGAATTGGGCTTTATATTCTCGAAAGTGTCGTAGTACGAAAATAATACATCCCCCGCTTCAACATAATATGATTTCTGTTTTAGATTATCTTTTGTATCATTTATAATTTTCTTAACATTTTCAATTTCTTCGTAAACTTTCATAATTTCGATTGCGTTGCAGGAAGATCTATCTTTCATAAGTTCATTCTTTTTGTTTTCTAATTTATTCAGATTCACTTTTATCTTTTCTCTGTCAATTCTTTCAAGATCTTTTATTTTTTTTGTATGTATAGAGTCAAGTGTCATAATGAGTTTATTATTCTACTCTTTATATTGATTTTAATTATAACAAATGCATGAAGTCTCATGGAGCTTGTTATAGGTTGGAGTGTGTGTAAAAACCCAAATCAAAAAAGAATCCACCAATTATAATGTCTATTATAATTTCATTGAATCAAAACAACCTCTTTGGAACTGGGGACAATGACCTTTCATACACTTGCCGGGATGATTTTATACGGTTCAGTTCTATAACCAAATCGATTGGGAATGTTGTGATGGGACGGAAAACTTTTGAATCTATTGGAACTGCTCTTCCGGACCGAGTCAATTATGTTCTGACGAGTAATACCGAATTTATCGAAAGAGTTAAAAATGATAATAATATTCGGTGTATCTCAAATATCGAAGATGCGTTTACGATTCTTGAAGATCCAATTTTCATTGGTGGGAGACAACTTATTTCGGAACTTTTGAAAACAAATTATAAGTTCAAAATTAAAACAATTTATCTCACACGCTATCATCATAAAAGTTTTACTGTTGATGGTTCGGCGATTTTGGATATTGATTTCAATAACCTCGAAGGTTTTGAAGAATCTGCGTCACATAAAATCGTTTCAAACGTAAAGTCTGTATTTGGTGCGTTGAATATTCCGGTTGAATATAAGACTTATAAAAATAATAATATAAGTTACGAATTTGATTATCTAGAAAATATGAAATCAATTATGGAGCAGCCAATATTTCGTGAAACAAGAAACGCAAAAACAAAATCAACATTTGGATTACATTCAAAGTATGATTGTCGAGATGGTAAAGTTCCGTTGATTACGACGAAAAAAATGGCATGGAAAACGTGTATTAAGGAATTACTATGGTTTCTGCAAGGTAAAACTGATAATCAGTCACTTGAAGACTTGAATGTAAAAATCTGGAAAGGAAATTCTAGTCGTGAATTTTTGGATTCACGTGGTCTCATCGAATATCCTGAAGGAACATTGGGTCCAATTTATGGTTATCAGTGGCGTCATTGGGGTGCTAAATATGTGGATGGTACTACAGATTATACGGGAAAAGGAATTGATCAATTGAAAGAGTGTGAAGAATCATTAAAATTCGATAAACATTCTAGACGTATGATTTTCTCTGCGTGGAATGTTTCTGATCTGGAGAAAATGGCCTTACCACCTTGTCACATTATTACACAATTTTACGTTGATGATGAGAATCAGTTGAATTTACAGTTTTATCAACGTTCGGGAGATATGTTTTTGGGAATTCCGTTCAATATGTTTTCATATTCAGTGTTGCTGCATATCATGTGTAAGAGGACTGGTTTAAAACCAGGATTTTTGTATCATTGTATTGGTGACGCGCATGTGTATCATACACATTTCGGCGCTGTTCGTGAACAATTGAACCAGATTATCAAGTGTCAGCCCAAAATTCGTATAAATGAACTGAAAGAACTTGATGAGTATTCAATAGACGATTTTGAACTTGAAAATTATGTTGCGGGACCTAAGATTCATGCGCCAATGATTCCATAATACCTTGAATTGAAAAAATGAATTAAATAAATAATGCCTGGATTGTCGAGTAAGTCCGAAAAGTCGAATAAGTCCAACACGCTCCGTCGCAAACCCCGTGCTAAGAAGAATACCCGTCGGGTGACCATGAGTTGGATGTTTTTTCGTGCGACAAATTTCAACCCAGATTTTGCCCCTAAAAAGAAGTAGCTTTAGTTCTTTCGGTTCCTAAGTAAATTTCCTGAAATTTCTCAAAAGACCAACGAAGTCGCGACATATGCCTGTGTTCTGAACTTTTAGAAGGACGCCATGCGAATTTGACCATTCCTTTATCGCAGTCTCGACAGACAATAATAATTTGTATCGGTACTGTACAATCGAATGTCTGGATAAAACACTCTCAACTTCAGCATCCCAATCATCTTCCATAGACGACGAAAGGAATATATAATGGTTTCGAATGTTTTCAAGTTGATATTCTAAATATACATGAGATGGCTTTGTTCGACCAGGGTACCAAATTTCGTACGTATGAGACTTATTTTCGACCGAAATCAACATTCCAAATTTGGTCTTATACGTTTTTTTCCGTACATACGATATCAAATTTTGCTTTAACCTAAAGAATACTCTATTTAAGTCATCGATTGAAGTTTTTCTCTTCAAACTTAACGATAATTCGTAATCGTCTTTCCTCTTTTCAAATGAATCATATATAATATCATAATCATTCACATTAGACTTAAGAATATATTCGTCGACATGCAAGATATATTTGCAATTCCTTTGGTTTAATTTAGTTTTCGCAACATGATATCTTAACTGTGAAAACAAAATTCGCTGTAAATCAATTTTCATGTCAAACAAATTGTTTAGCAAAATGTTTTGATAATTCATTTTTCGAGGCTTGTAAATTTCATTCCTGAATGAGATGGTTCCATTAACAGATATTTTTTTCAGGATGTTGTTATTATGGGTCAAGTATGGGATGATTGTATAAAAAATGTCAGTTGGTAATTTCCCAAGCGTATTCTGACATTCTGAAGTGTTCCTACAAAGTAATAAAGTTTTGACGACCGATTTGACATATGGTGACTGCTGTGTATGATTCTTTTTTGTCCATCTTTCAAGTATAGAGAAATTTTCAAATTTAGTGTTTGGGACATAAATTTCGAGTTGTTCGAAAATTACAATCAAAATACCAAATAAAATCTTGTCTGTCAAATTATACTGCAAATTATTTAGCATTCCTTTAAAAATAAACATCCAATATCGCCCGTGTAAATTCAAAGAAATATACTGCAGATTATTATGATGTATTAAGGATCGTCTATCGTTATCAATGATATAATCGTTAAGATTTGAAAGAATTTTAGTGAAAATAGTATACGTGTTAGAACGAATAGTACGAGTGTGAGCCGAAAGACCCTGTCGTATTGAGACTAAATCGAATTCTGTGATTGTATGGGTTGATGTCTGTCTTTGTGTATTGTACCAATTTTTGGCGATATTAATGTTTATGTCAAGCATAAAACTATCGTATGCACATTTCGATATGGACGTACAACCATTAAACTCAACATTGTTCAAAACGCTCGCCCGTTTGTCTCCTTTCGTAAGTGCACCAAGTTTTTCTAGCTTTGAAGTGACTCCAAAAACATATCTCATTTCGGCTGGAATATTTGATATAAAGATTGAATACATCGGTTTGTGAGTGTTCACAGTTGTTCGATATGTCCTTCCAATTTGTTGAACGACTAGATCAGCCGATTTAGGGATTTCAAATAAAATATGGTAACGTTGCCGTGAACTAATCGTTGACGAATGTAGCGAGATCCCTGCATTTCCGGCACGGGTGATTATGGCAATTTGTTTTTTGTCTAATTGAAACGCATCAATCTCATTTGAAGTACTTGGGATTTTTTGTGTTTCGTACGAGTTTGTAGTGGGATCGAAAATCAAACGCATGCTTCTTCCAGAAATCTCGGAAACATTATCAACTCCGAATTCATTCACAAAATAATCTATTGGATTTAGCATATTCTCGACTTCGAATTCAGTCGATTCTATGCCATACTTCAACAACAGATCGTACAACGGAGATTTGTGTCCATCACATGTTGAATTCAAACCAATAACAATAGATTTGTTTTCGGATAATTTCGTTCTGACGTGTGCTACCAAATGCTTCATCTTAATACTCGAAATAAGATATTGATAAAAATTTGCAGTATCAATGCTGGAAATTTCGTATCTTTTTTGAAAAAAAATATCGCTCAAATACTCATATAATCTTTGCTCCGATTTAGATATCTTGCACATATCAACCTTAATTTTGATATCATGTAGTCCTAACTGTCTAGAAATCATATGTCCAGAATACTTTAATTGAATCGCTGACATTTCCATCGCAGCATTACCATAGTATTCGAGTTTGCGTACAAAATTTGTATGATCCTCGAATAAACCAAGACGGGACATGTAATGCATCTGACGAACATTTGAAGCGCTTGTTGCGGTAGAGTATAGTACACGAGGATTTTCGTACGTGTCCTGAAGTTGCATGATTCGTTTAGATGTCTGTGAATTCTTGTTTTTTAATTGGTGTGATTCATCAAAAATGAGTAATATATTGTTCGTATTGAGAAACTTTAAGATTTTTAAGAATTTTTCGTTATTCAAAAAATTTGAATATGTGACATATAGTAACAACCCTTTATCGTTTTCGTCATCAATATCATCAAAATCATCAAAATTATCAAATGTAACCCATCGAGGACACATATTTCCCAATGTTTCGTTGATTTTATATTCTTCTTTCATTGTTTTCTCGAGTTTTTGATTTAAAGATACCCAAATCGCACGAAAATTGACTGGATTGCGAATAAAACATTCGGCTATAATTCCAGATATGGATCTGGATTTTCCTAAACCAGTTCCGTCACCAAGAAGAAACCCTCGGGTACGATTTAAAATATTATGTTTATCCTCAAAACACTTAATGGCATATGAAATAGATTCAATTTGAATATCTGAAATAAAATTGTTTGAGATTATCGAACAATCCGAATAATCGTGATGTGTTTTGATATTCAATTCAATTTCATTTTTTGGTAACGCAACGCACGAAAGGCGTTCCGATTCAAAAACCGTACTTGGATGCTTATGATGTGTAACATTATTCATTTGTTTCGTTGGTTTCCAGAGGGAAAATATTTCATTTTCATCATTTGTCTCATCAGTCATCATGATAGTATTATATATAAATGGTTTATTGTTTATGTTACTATAAATAATTGGGAAGGGGAGTATGGTAGGTAGTAGTCGGCATGGGAAGGGGGTTAGTTAGATTGGAATTCGGCATGGGAAGGGGAGTAGAGTCGTCATAGTTGGAATTTTGGAATTTTGGAATTTTGGAATTTTGGAATTTTGAAACTTTATCTATTCTTTTCGATTTCACGCGAGCTTACATTCTGCTTGAAATCTTGAATCACGTGTTCTTGTAAATCATCGTGAAGGAAGTGAAATCGGTCAATTCCCTTTCCACGATCATTCAGGATGAATGTATAATTCGTTGGATCCATTGGATCCATTGGATCCATTGGATCCATTGGATCCATTGGACCGCGTACAGATACATTCTTCAAACATTTCATGTCAGTCGATACGTGTTCGTATATTTTGTCGAATTTGCGTGTGCCATCGACAGTTTTCGACACAAGTTGATTATCTTTCTTATCAAGTGAGATTTTGTTTGGACGAACAATCGATGTTAAATAAGTACCCGGTTCAGTTGAAGCATTTATGGTGTTATTGTATACGCAGCCAACATGACTCATTCTAGTGTCGAGACCTTGGTTATCAATAATTTGCATTTATATTAACATATATTATTTTTTGTACAATTCGCCTTTTAGGTTTCTTTGCTTTCGCTGTTGTTGTGTTTTCTTCTTTGTTGGTATTTTGTCAGGTGGAAGCTCCGGAAGCTCCGCATCTAATTTTTGCAAAGGTAATTCAAACGGAAGACAGTTGAAAGAATCATGGTTTCTTATTTTTTTAAAACAATTCACGATTGTAACATTGCTCACATTTGTAACTTGTGAAATTTTGGTTCTTGAAATATTTAATTTTAGAATGGAGATTGCAAGATAAATTGAAGATGCGGTAATCGAGAGTGGAGTATTTTTTCGTAAAATTTCGTTCCGTATTATGAATTTAATTATTATTCTAGATAATTCTAGCAACCTTTCGTTAGAATTATATAAAGTTGAACAGAATCGTGCTAAATATTTTGTACCCCCGTCATCAATTTCATCAATCTTATTTTCGTGAATATACTCATTGCCTATTTTAAACCATACTTCGTTAAACTTTTTATTTCCTTTTGTGAAGATTTTATCATCAATTTGAAAAATACGAGCAATCTCCTTTGAGGTTCGTGGATATCCTTTTAATTTACATGATTGAAACAAACATGCAGCTATTACGCCTTTGCGCAAGTTTCCTCTCGGAATATAAACTTTTGAAATGTCTGTATACATTTCTTGCGCGGTAAATGTAATATTATCTAAAATAGAGCTGTTCACCGCTCTGAGTTTTATATCTATGAACACGTTGTTCAATGAACGTTCAGAATATGTCATGTTACTCCAGCTATGAACCTTTTGTTTGCGCATTTGTTCATATCCTGTGTTGAATTTATTTAGCATTATCGTTGATTTAGAAGAATTTGGAAGAAATTTCGATATAGACGTGCCCTCTAGTTCATTTCGGGCGTTGAATGATAATGTCGTATCTATTGTTTCTTCGATAAAACAGCCACAGGTTTTGCATTCCCAAATATTATTTCCATTTGAAATAGTCGGTAAGTTGCAATCTTTACAAATTATGATATTGTTTTTAAGGAATTCATCATCGTCTATCAAAACTTCTGGTTCATTCAGACCAAACAATTTTTCATATTTTTCGACTTCATTCATGTCGGCTCTTGCTGAATACTGATAATAGTCATACTGTATTTTTCAGATATCATTTTTATGTTATACCGACGGATTTATTTTGGTACTACTAAAAAATAAATATAATATATAATTAATATTATGAATTCAGATACACAACGGAATTTGGTATTGATTTCGGTTCTATCATTGATTTTCGGTTACATTCTTGATGGATTTTACGTAAATTTCTTGAATCCAGATAAAAAGGACAAAACAAGTTCAGAAATTGAAGATGAAAAAAAAGAAAAAATTGAAGCCGCATACGAAGCTGTTGAAAGGAAGCGTGTATTCGTAGATATCGATAGAACGGGGTTTTTAAACGAGACAAAAACCCAGCGCGTCGTGATTGAACTATACGATGACATTGTACCAATCACATCACAAAATTTTTACGAGCTTTGCAAGGCTAACGCATACGCAAAAACTCCGTTTCATAGAATCATTAATAACTTTATGATGCAGGGGGGGGATTTCGTAAACCACGACGGGACGGGTGGGAAAAGCATCTACGGCGAAGACTTCAAGGATGAGAATTTTGAACTTAAAAATCGTACGGGGTTCGTCTCGATGGCGAACAGTGGTCCAGACACGAACTCTTCTCAATTCTTTATACTCCTCAAAGATTCCACACACTTAGATGGAAAACACGTTGTATTTGGCAAAGTGATTCAAGGAATGGATTTTATTCATGAAATTGGAACTATTGAAACCAACATTAACGATGAGCCAATAGATGCAGTTCTGATTGCTAGAACCGGAATTTTGAATTAAATGTTTGATGCCAGTAAGTATTCATCCTTTAGATTATCATCATCTAGAGAGACTTTACACACATGCCATTAAGAATACGGAACATATAGTATTGGACAAAATAACTGAACACTAGTAAGGTATGAGTCGTAATAAATCCCTTCGGATATTCACTCAGTAGACCAAGAGAAATCGAAATTAGTAAAGTAAATAAAGTCAACGCACCTAAGACAAAACACAGTATAGAAAAGAATTTGAAAGTTGCACAATTTTCTTTTCCTATGAGAGGTGAGAAAAGATCCATTGTTATAATTTATACACATATATTTTTTTTGCATTTAATAAAACAATTAAGGGTAAAAATAAAAAATGATGAGTTTTCCCGTTAGAATAAATATTAAATAAAAATAAAAAATGGGGAGGACTCCTCAAAGGACATGTTCTGTATGTGATTATAAGAATCATGTTCGCAGAATCAAATGTACATCATGCGGACAGGTGTTCTTAAGAAAGACAATTAAAGAAAAAGCATACACACATGCTAGTACAAAAGACAAAAAAACCGCACAGGAAGCTATTAAAGCTGCTAGAAAAGCAACACAAGCTGCGAAGAAAGCCGACTCAAAAGCTGCTAGAAAAGCAGTACAAGCTGCGAAGAAAGCCGACTCAAAAGCTGCTAGAAAAGCAGTACAAGCTGCGAAGAAAGCCGACTCAAAAGCTGCTAGAAAAGCAGCACGAGCAGCACAATCTACGAATAAAGACATTATTGATATCACAACCATAAATTTGAGTGAATATGAACAATTACGTATTCAAAACATCGAACGCAACAATAAGTTTCTAGCTCAATTGGGAATCGTCAATACGAGTCAAAAAGTATGTCAACGAAGGAAATATCAGAAGAAAACTTACTCAACAACCTTACGAAGATCAAAACGTTTAATGAAATTATACGTTTAATGAAATTATACGTTTAATGAAATTATATAATTATATTTAGGTTTTGAGGTTTTGTTTACATACGTTTACATACAGTATTTTAAATATTCAACGAAAATGACTTGACGTCTGGCTTCACTTTGCGAGGACGTCCACGTCTTTTTTTTGGAGCTTCCGCCACCGAGGCCGACGCAGGTTTTGATTCAGCCGTCTCATTGTTTATTGATGACAACAAATTCTCAATTTCAGCGTCAGAAGGTCCTTGCATCACATTGTTGTTCGACGGCTGAGCAGGTTGCATGAAATTCGAGGTTTCGACATGCGATTGAATGTTAGGTGTCTCGAGATGCTGATTCACAGCTGCGGACGCAAATTGTTTCGCCAAATCTGGGTTCCGACGCATGATTTCGTTCACGTCTGGCGACGCATTCGCAAACATTTTTTGGGATACGTGGAACATAGCCGCACTGCTTCCAATCATCAATAAGAGCTTGAGTTCCGGCGGCATATTCGATTTGGCAGAATATTTCTCACCTAACTCTTCAAAAACCTCATCATAATCATCAATATTTTCGGAAACAGATTCAGACCATCCATTTAGTTTCAAGTTGAATGGATCAAAACGTTTATTTAGGAATTCAGTCCCCGAGGTTGTCGCAATAAGAGCTTTACGCTGGAACTTGATAGAGTTTTGTAAATCACGCTGATGCTTGATTCTTTCGTACTCATCTCGCATCTCATTCAATGATGAGTTACGAGAATACGACTTCGAAAGCGGTATTCCTTTTGCCTCAATCCGCTTGAGTTTGAAGAGAATATCCTGTTTCTCGCGGGACGTGTCACCAGACGTGACAATTGGGACAGAATCAAGCTTCTCGAAATCAAAAGACGAACTTTTTACTGGTTGAAACGCAGATGGTTTATTATTATCCTGATCTACATGTATTTTGAATTCTATATCATCATCGTCTTTGGAAAACATAACAGGTGATTTCTTGTCAGTTGAGATTTGTTTAAACTGTGGGGACGACGACTCATCATCATTCGGGCTTGTTGGACGTGATTTTAAGGGATCTACGAGCAATTCAAGTTCCGCATCAAAATCGTCGACACCATCAATATTAAAATCTGAAGTCGTAGGAATATCAATAAATTCCATTTTGTATGAATTAGAATATACATTTTGTTTTTAAGTGTTTTACACACATTATCTCAAAATATCTCAAAATATCTCAAAATATCTCAAATAACTCAAAAATACACATATCATTTTTTATGTTTTGCAAAAGCAAAAGCTTGTAAAAACACATCAGATAGGTCATCCTTTTTTTTACTGTCTATAACTATTTTTTTCCATGAGTTTGACTCAAGAACCTTTAAAACAACGTCTATAGATGCATTTTTTGTTGCTTTGTAATTTTTAGGTATCTCATTTATAAATGATTTACGTTTACAGAACTTCATTTTTTCGGATGCAGATATAAACGATATTTTACTTTCTGTTTTTAGACAAAACAATGAAAAAAGAATCATTTGTATCGATTTCATAGAAGGATTCTTCATACAAGGTTGATTCTCGATCACGACATGGTCGATTTTATAGTTTTGGACGATGTTCTCAAAATGTCGATTTAAATTCTTAACTATCTTTTCATAATCCAATGAGATTACCTTCGTTATATTGTTCTTTCTTAAAAATATTTTTATCGCACATTTTAAATCGTCTTTTTTATCTTTTTTCGTATACTCAATACTATTTTCTTCGCAACAACTGATGAGGTCAGGTTTTGAAAAACGTTCATAGTTACTACGAACCCAAGTCAAATCACTAAATGATTTATTTACATTAACGTTATTCCACTCAAAGATTTCAAATTCCATCGAATCATAATTATGTATATCTATCAAAATATAGCTTAGGTTATTCAAGCCAATGTCGATACTTAGAATCATAGAATATTAAATAATATTAACACACATTAAAATCTTGAGAAGTTTTACACGTTCATACACGTTCATTCCCTACATGTAGTTTTACACGTTCATATACGTTCATTCCCTACATGTCATACACATTTTAAATACAGACGAATGATAAAACGCGAGTGCGTCGCGGCACCGTGTTCGATCAAGTCTCTCTTATAGGATGTCAATTAAGGGCGATGATAGGCTACACGGTTGATCCACTTTTGCATGCTTTTAAGTCAGCTTAGAAAATAAAAAAATACGTTTTTCAATTCAAATTATTTTCTAGGTGAGTTTGTACCGACGAACGTTGATAATTCGATTTCTTTGTATGATTGTAAATTGGGGGAAATGGGACCAAATATGAGTTCCGGTAAGTTTCGTCAATTAGGGGCGATGATAGGTGTAAAAGTGAATTTGTGTCCTATTTACCTATTTACCTATTTACATATTTACTCATATACTATAATGAAATAATAATATCCATATATATAAAATATATAAAATGCCTGGAGTGTCGAAGAAGTCGAATAAGTCCAACACGCTCCGTCGCAAACCCCGCGCTAAGAAGAATACCCGTCGGGTGACCACGAAGAAGGGAGGAATGAATATTTCCGATCTGAATGTGCTTCCACCTGACATAACCCGTTCAATTCAGGGTTTCGTGAAACCGGCCTTGACAAATACAACTATCCGCGTTGCCGTTCGAGGATATTTGGCGGGCGGGAAGGATAAAGATAAGGTCGTTTCAAAATACGGTGATATAAGTGATTGGGATGTGTCCAAGGTGACGGATATGAGTCGTATGTTTGCCCGTGCGCCAAATTTCAACCAGTCGCTCAATAAGTGGGATGTGTCCAAGGTGACGAATATGAGTGGGATGTTTCAGTGTGCGACAAATTTCAACCAGTCGCTCAACACTTGGGATGTGTCCAAGGTGACGACTATGATTCGGATGTTTCGGGGTGCGGAAAAGTTCAACCAGTCGCTCGATAAGTGGGATGTGTCCAAGGTGACGGATATGGGTGAGATGTTTGGTGTTGCGAGAAATTTCAACCAGCCGCTCGATAATTGGGATGTGTCCAAGGTGACGGATATGAATGAGATGTTTTGGGCTGCGAACAATTTCAACAAGCCGCTCAATAATTGGGGACCTAAATTGGGAAATGTGACGGATATGAAAGCGATGTTTTGGGGTGCGAAAAAGTTCAACCAGCCGCTCAATAATTGGGATGTGTCCAAGGTGACGAATATGAGTTATATGTTTGTTAGTTCGGGCATGAGTGAATCGAATGCGACTTGGTATTTTGTCGACGGCGACAGCGACTAAATTGTGTGTCTTTGTTTATTTTCGTTGAATTTTGATAAAAATGATAAGAAATTATATTGTGCAAGTAAATATATAAAACTAAATATATATTATAAAATTATAAAATGGATGTCTCAAACGATGGAATTTCAAATAATACATGTGATGAGGATGATGTGATGTACGTGTTAAAAAGAGACGGTGAACGGGAAACCGTTTCTTTTGATAAGGTTTCTCGTAGACTTAGAGTTCTCATAAAAAGTTCGGAATTTTCAAAGAAATTAAATATTGATTATATTGCACTTGCACAGAAAGTGTGTTCAAATATTTACCCTGGTGTAAAAACAAGTGAACTCGACGAACTTGCTGCTCAAATGTGTGCGTCGTTGACAACAAAACATCCAGATTATGGAATTCTTGCTTCAAGAATTGCAATTTCAAATCATCATAAAAAGACATCGCCGTCATTTTCAGAAACTATTCAAACACTTTTTAACTCGGTTACAAAAGATGGACGTCAAACAAAACTCGTCACTCAAGAATTGTATAATACAGTCATGAAAAGTAAAGGGAAACTTAATAACGTGATCGATTATACAAGAGACTACTTTATTGATTACTTTGGTTTCAAAACCCTTGAAAAGTCGTATCTCTTGAAAGTCAATGGTGATATTATTGAACGTCCACAAGATTTATTTCTACGAGTGTCTATTGGTATTTACGGAAATGATATTAGAAACGTAATATCATGTTACAATGCGTTGTCAAATAAAAAAATGATACACGCGACACCTACCCTTTTCAACGCAGGAACGAATAATGGCCAACTTGCTTCGTGTTTCTTGATGGGAATTCAAGAAGATAGTATTTCGGGTATTTACGATGCTTTGAAAGATACAGCGTTAATCTCCAAATGTAGTGGTGGGATCGGAATTCACGTTCATGATATTCGTGCACGTGGTGCCGAGATAGGTGGAGGAACTGGGACTTCTACTGGATTAGTTCCAATGTTACGAGTGTTCAATAATACAGCACGCTATGTTGATCAAGGTGGAGGAAAACGCAATGGTTCGTTCGCAATCTACCTCGAACCGTGGCACGCAGACGTTGAAAATTTCCTTGAGCTTCGCAAAAACCATGGGTTTGAAGAGGAACGTGCGAGAGATCTATTCTACGCTATGTGGATTCCGGACCTCTTCATGAAACGTGTCGAGAAAAATGAGAAGTGGACACTCATGTGTCCACACTCGTGTCCAGGTCTATCTGATGTTTATGGAGACGATTTTGAAAAACTCTACGAAACATATGAAAAGGAGGGCAAAGGAACAACTGAAATATCCGCGCAGAAGTTGTGGTTTAAAATTCTAGAATCCCAAGCGGAAACTGGAACTCCATATATAATGTTCAAAGATGCTTGTAACAAAAAATCCAACCAGAAAAATCTCGGAACTATCAAATCTAGTAATTTGTGTTGTGAAATAGTCGAGTACACTTCAAAAGAAGAGACTGCTGTTTGTAATCTCGCAAGTTTGTCGTTGCCTTCATACGTAATTAAACCAGATGTCAGTGAAATCGTACACATCAAAACGATTCCAAATTGCGCATTCTGCAACCTTACAAAAAGCTGGTGTGAGCGTTGGAATATTGAATATGAAATAGAGGAACTTTCCGAACCGGAAAAAAATCAGAAATACCCACAAATTAAACTTGGAGAATTCAAAGGTGGATACTCAAAGTTTGTCGAAAAATTTCCCGCTCGATTTGATTATGCAGACCTTGTTGAGGTTACAAAACTGACAACACGAAATTTAAATCGTGTAATCGACCGGTCGACATATCCAATTGAATCTGCAAAACGTTCAAACACCCGACATCGTCCTATCGGAATTGGGGTTCAAGGACTGGCCGATGTCTTCATGAAAATGCGAATCGCATTCGAATCGAACGAGGCTAAATTAATAAACGAAAAAATATTCGAAACAATATATTTCGCATCTTTAACTGAATCATTGGAACTAGCAAAGAAAAAATCCGAGAAAATGAAAAATCCGAAATCGTTTGCAGGAGCTTATTCAACATTTGAAGGATCGCCATTGAGTCGAGGGGAGTTTCAATTTGACCTTTGGTCGACTCAACCTTCACTCGCGGAGCCTGTCTACAATTGGAATGCGTTACGTGAGGAAATAAAATCAAATGGTGTCATGAATAGTTTATTGGTTGCACCAATGCCAACCGCCTCGACAGCCCAAATCCTTGGAAATAACGAATGCTTCGAACCGATAACCTCAAATATATACGTTAGAAGAACTCTTGCAGGCGAGTTCATTGTGGTGAACAAACATTTGCAAGATGATTTGATTGGACTCGGTAAATGGACCGAACAAACAAAAAACATTATCATCCGAGATGATGGTAGCGTGAAAAATTTGAATATTCCCGATATATTAAAGAACATTTACAAAAATGTGTGGGAAATTTCTCAGAAAAACGTGATCGATTTGGCGGCTGACCGCGGTAAGTATATTTGCCAATCGCAAAGTATGAACTTGTTTTTCACAGAAGCGATATCATCGAAAGTAACAAGTGCGTTATTTTACGGTTGGAAAAAGGGGCTCAAAACCGGGGCATATTATTTAAGAACTCGGCCACAAAGTTCAGCTCAAAAGTTCACTGTCGAACCTCCTGAAGAAGTGTGTGAAGCGTGTAGTGGCTAGGAAATGAATAGAAAACATGGAGTGAAAGTGTTTTCCGCACTACAACAACATCCATTCAAAGAGATGATAAGACATCTTATGTTCATCTTATGTTCAATATTTGAATGTGAAGCCCTTCTGTTGCTTATACTATTATATATTTTTTGTTAACTGCTTCCTCAAATTTTCTACATCAATTTTTGTTATCATTTTTCTCTGTGAAAGATAGGGCTTAAACTTTGATTTTTTTAAATTGTTTTTAGGCTTCTCGACATTCTTGTTTTTATTTACAACTGGATTTATTACTTTAGTTTCTTTTTTTTTCGTTAGAACAGTTTTTTTCCTTTTCGACGATCGAGTCAAGCATTTATTCGTTTTTTTGTTATATTCACATTCCTTCGTGTTATCTTTTTTAACGTCCTTCGTTATTTTACAGCTACGACGCTTTACGAATTTGAACTCACAATATGTCATTTCTTTTTAACTGTATCAATTATTTTTTTTTAAGATTAAGTAAAAGTAACTTTATGCTCTCTCAAATCAATTATTTTGTATATAGAATCATCGATATCCATTTCGTTTTCTTTTTCCGATCGCGACATCTGAAGGAGACGAAAATACATGTTGCATGTCGTCGGATTTTCTTTTGCACATTTGACCATGATTTTAGGGATTAAGTGATATTTGCCATTATCATAATAACTTTTCATAGTTAAACGAACTCGGTGATAGTGATATATTTCAGTGATAATATCAAGCAATCGTGATGACAGAATTAATATTTTATCAAGATGCTCTAAATTATATTCATGACCTTCAGAACCTTCAGAACCTTCATATGCGTCATAAAAGTTATCTAAAAATATTTTGACTGTTTTCAGATTCTCTAAATCTGGAGTTGAAAGTTTAATCGAAGGATCAACTTGCAAATTCGTATTTAATTTATCGAAAATAACTGATGTTTTATAGTAATTTTCTTCATATTTTTGATAGGATGCTGCCAAATTTTCGGATTCTTCGGATTCATTTTTAATCTGTATATCATTGATAACTTTGGCAAACGTTGGCTGATCCATATATTTCCCCATTCTTAAGAGATTTGATTTTATTGATATTCCGCTTACTTTTCTATTCAAATGAGAATTCGTATCATTTTTGTTATCATTTTTTATCATTTTTTATAATGTATAACATATATATATATAATACAACATGATAAATATAAATATTATCATCTTAAGTACAATCGTGTCACTCGTCTCGGTCGGTTTGCTGTATTTAATTCTAATTACGGATGATGAAGGTTATACAGACATACAAGATACGCTTGAGATTTCCGGTAAAGAAAGGGATAAAGAAATATCATTGAAAAACCAAAAGCTACAAGAGAAACAAAAAATGTCACATACAATCTAAATCTAAAGTTTGTAGTAAATATCGGGTACCCGCTGATTGAACTGAGACGCAATTGTTTCTATAATTTTAAGAATTCGAGACCTGTCCTTCTCTTCATATGAATATTGAAGTTCAATAATGTCTACATGAATTTCTTCTAAAAACCCATTTATAATATATACCAAACTCTTCCAATCTTTCATAAACATCCAAAATAAATCATTTTCACAACTTTCAATTGCATATTTTGGAACCAATTTCATGTCTCCAGAATTAGTTTGTAATACTATTTCTTCGTCTTCTTTTTCTCGAGAAGTGATTCGCATCATTTTCGAGAAATCTATTATTTTCCAATTAATCGCATCATCTTTCTTAATTTTAACGATATTGTTTTCGTTAATGTCGTTATGTACGCAACTGTTTCTATGAAAATTTAAAACCTGCTTTACTAGATCTGCTTTGAGATTTGTGAATTGGTCTTCACTAAAGTATTTATAGTGGAACAAGGGTCGATTAAATTTCGGTAAAATCATTAGATATCCATCTTCGGATAACAACGTCTTTATGGCCTCTTCATAAAATGCACGTGTGAAAAAAATCTCGTGTCGGTATCGTTCATAATGGACATTTTTAAGTTTGAAGACCGAATTTCTATACACAAATACAGCCATATTTTCGGTTTGTTTTATCATTATGAATGGTTTTGTATGTTCAAAAATTGAACTCGAACGCTTCCTCCCCCCCTTTTTTTCCGTCGATTTCAATGAGTTATATAATCTTAAATTGTTTTCATTTAAGTGCCCAGATAGTTTTTTGCACGCAATATACAAAGTTGCTGAAGATGCGGGGATGGCGGGACTTAGACTTGAATTTAAAAAACTTTTGTTCGACCTTTGTCTAAACAACATAGTACTTTAACATAGGTATATAAAATAATAATAAGAGAGACCGGATCGGCCACGGTGCCGCGACGCACTCGCGTTTTATCATTCGTCTGTATTAATTTATTCATTCATTAACAGTGCTGTCGCTGTCGCCGTCGACAAAATACCAAGTCGCATTCGATTCACTCATGCCCGAACCAGCAAACATACCACGCATATCCGTCACCTTGGACACATCCCAATTATCGAGCGGCTGGTTGAAATTTGTCGCATCTCTAAACATCTGACTCATATCCGTGACACATCCCAATCACTTATATGCCATTTTTTTCGTCGTAATCAACGGAACTTTACCATCTCGACACTCATACATTTCACCAAAAGTAACCGAAAAAACTACGCTTCTTCTTTTTCGGCTTGGGGTCGGGCTTGGGGTCGGGGTTTTTGTTCGGGGCAAAATCTCGGTTGAAATTTACCGCAGAACGAAACATCCAACTCATATCCGTCAACTTGGACACATCCCAATTGTTGAGCGACTGGTTGAAATCTGACGCACCATCAAACATATAACTCATATCCGTCACCTTGGACACATCCCACTTATTGAGCGGCTGGTTGAAATTTACCGCAGAACGAAACATCCAACTCATATCCGTCACCTTGGACACATCCCAATTATCGAGCGACTGGTTGAAATTTGTCGCACCTTCAAACATATAACTCATATCCGTCACCTTGGACACATCCCAATTATTGAGCGGCTGGTTGAAATCTGACGCACCATCAAACATATAACTCATATTCGTCACATTGGAAACATCCCACTTATCGAGCGGCTGGTTGAAATGTTCCGCATCAGCAAACATCCCACGCATATTCGTCACATTGGACACGTCCCAATTATTGAGCGTCTGGTTGAAATCTGTCGCACTATAAAACATATAACTCATATTCGTCACACTTGACACATCCCAGTTATTGAGAGACTGGTTGAACTTTTGCGCATATTCAAAAATACGACTCATATCCGTCACCTTGGACACGTCCCAATTATTGAGCGTCTGGTTGAAATCTGTCGCACTATAAAACATAAAATTCATAGTCGTCACACTTGACACATCCCAGTTATTGAGAGACTGGTTGAACTTTTGCGCATATTCAAAAATACGACTCATATCCGTCACCTTGGACACATCCCAATTACTTATATCACCGTATTTTGAAACGACCTTCTCTTTATCCTTCCCGCCCGCCAAATATCCTCGAACGGCAACGCGGATAGTTGTATTTGTCAAGGCCGGTTTCACGAAACCCTGAATTGAACGGGTTATGTCAGGTGGAAGCACATTCAGATCGGAAATATTCATTCCTCCCTTCTTCTTGGTCACCCGACGGGTATTCTTCTTAGCGCGGGGTTTGCGACGGAGCGT